TTTCAGCATCTTTAAAAGAAGTAATATTACTAATTAAATTAGGGTACGTAGATTTTGCTTCTTTTAAGAATAAATCTTTGCGACCCCCACCATTTTTAATTTGGTTGTATTGTTCTTGTAGTGTTTTCATGTTTTTATTTTAATAATGTTTCTATGTCTTTCAAATAATCGTTAATTATGTCTGTAGGTTTTACTACAGCAAAAGTATCTGGTTGTTCCCTGTATACTTTTATAGTTTCTATTTTTGCTTGACGTAGTAATTTTTTAATATTATCTATTCTATCCTCTATTTTACTAAAGGCATCAATTCGCTCCTGTTGGAACCTTTCTGATTTGCTTTCTTCTTCTTTAATTATTTTATACTTATACATATTAAAATAATTTATCTACTTCAAGTCCTGATCCTTTTTGTACATAAGTACCATTTTTTGTTTTAGGGACTAATTTATATTTAAATTGTTTTACATATGCATTATCACTAACCCCATTTTCTGTTGCTTTAGGTCCTGGACCTAGATCTTCACCAGGTTGTTCAGCAGATTCTTCTACTTCTTTATACCCTAATTCTTTATATGCCTTAATATTTGGTTTTGAACCTTTTAATCTAAAAGCATATGGTGTATTGTAAGCACCCGCACCTCCTGAAGTAGATATTTCTTCTACTTCTTCTTCATTCATTGCTTTTTTATATTCTTCTGGGTAGTTATTTCTAACGTGTGTTCTAATAGTATTTCTTAGGGATCTAGCTTGTTCATATATATCTAAAAACTTTTTATCATCTTTTACTTTTTGATATACACCTTTTGCTGTTTTTGTTAATTCATCCACATCTTCAACTAATTTAGTCAAATTAGGAACATAATCAATAGACCAAGATATAGCACCAGTAGTAGGATCTTTATCTGTGACTACAGATTTAACACCCCCACTTACTTTTGTATCTCCTACCTCTATTTCCTTAAGTTTATATTTATAAGCCATTTGATACTCGAATTTCTTTAACTAATTCATAATATTGTAATAAATCAACTAAGTTAGAATTATCTACTTTATCATTTTTACCCAATTCTATTAAAAATTTAGCTACTTCAGTAATTTTAACTTGTGTAGCTTTATCTTTAATACTTAAAGACTCTTTATTTAAAGTTTCTTTTAATTCTTGGATTTTGGTATTGTAAAATTTCCTTAAACCAGGTGTAGAATCTACTGAATATATAAATTCCTTAAGTACTTGTTTTTGATCATTACTTAATGAGTTATATTTATCATTAAATTTTTCAAGTAATATTTTATAAGTTAATGTTCTTACATCTTTATCATACCCTAAATATTCTTCTAATAATTGGTCTTTTTTAGATTGATTAATTTTAGATTTAGTTAAAAATTCTAATAGGGTGATTTTATTATCAATTAGTTGGTTATTATCAATAACCCCATTTGTATTACTCCCTTCTATTAAAGTATATAAAGCTGCAATTTCTTTATAATTTTTTATCTTAGCACTAAAGAATGTATTTAAGTCATAATTTTCTTTAATCTCATTGATTAAATTATATTTTTGTTTCTTAAGTACACTTCTATTAAAATGTTTTGAACTGTCTAATGTAGTGTTTATATATAAACTTGCTTTTACTTCAGTTAATACTGAAGACTTGCTAATGGATTCGTATAATTTGTATTCGCGCCCCAGTTCCGTTTTAACAAAATATTTTCTTAAAATATCTACAGCTGCGGAGTCATTACCTGAAAGGGTATCTGAGGTTATCTGTCTAACTAATAGTTCAAACAGGATACCTGTATTTTTATACTTTGAGTGTTTAATTTTCATCAAAAATATATTTATTTATAAATATTAGGATTTTAGTTGAGATTCATCAAGTAGAGAAGAACTATCTTTATCTTGTTCAAAAATCAATTTTTTTTCATTAATTTTATCAAAAATGTCCTTATTTTTTAGTAAAGTAATTTTTGGATCTTCAAACTCAGATAACCTTGGTCTTCCGTCACCATCATTTTTATCTGTATCTTTCATTCGTTTTACGCCTAGAGGGTCCTTACCAAAATTATTTACTTGTTTACCTCTATTAGTTATACCATCTTTTGGTCTTCCTAATTCTAAATCACCTGCATACCCATCCGGAACATTATTTGGATCAGAATCCATTCTTCCTTTACCATATAATGAGGCTAAATCATGAGGTGTACCATATGACTTACCTGTTTCTACAGGATCATTACCCTCTGCTTCAATTTGTGCTATTCTAAATTTACGTTTTGAATCGGCACGAACTAAATCTCTGTATTCATCATATTGGTCTTCACTAAAGTGGAATACATTGTGGTATATCCAATCTGAAGGTACTAAACCTTGCTCTAACATTGTACCTGCTAATTCAGTTTTAGACTTTAACAATTCAATTCTTTCTTGGTCATATATGATTGATGGGGTTGTCATTGATAACTCAAAGTTAGTTAAAGACTCATCCTTATAACCTTGGGTATATAAATGCACTAATGCAATTTTTTGTAATTCCGAAAGTAAAATCCTTTGGATTCTATCAATTGTACGGGCAAATCTAATATCTTGGGCTGCTAAAGTTGCTTTACCCTCTGTATTTTCATCATAACCCATAAATGCTTTAGGTACTTTTAGGGCGGCAAATAATTTTTCTCTTAAATATTCAACATCAGCAATACCATCATATTGTAAACCTGGAGTAGTGTCAATTTTTGTAGCACTATCATTACCACGAACAGGAATATAAAAATCTTCAAGCATATTTTGCATATTATACTTCAAGTTATACTCTCCAGTTTTTTCATCCATCATTGGAGTACGTTTCATATTTGAAATAGTTTTTTGCATAAATGCTTCTACTTCATTTGGAGGAATTGCTCCAACATTTACATAAAATACGCTTTTTTCTGGTGCACGAGCAATTCTATGAATTAACATCGCGTCTTCCATTAATGTATACTGTTTAAATAATTTTCTAGCTGGTTCAATATATGCTCTACCATAAGGAAGGTAATTAACATCCCCAACCATTCTAAAGTGAGCCATTTCGTAATTATCATAAATAATTCCCCCTTTATCGTCTGGTCCTCCGTCTAGGTTTTGTCCTGGAACATTGTAGTACCCATAAGAACTTCCAGCAAAACCATCAGGGTTCCATTTATATTTTACTTCGGCAGGGTTTTCAGGGTTTGAACCTTCAATTCTTTCAATATGATACGCGGTGTAGGGTATAACATTATAAACACCAAATTTTTCAGCAATTTCTAATTTTAAGAAAAAGTCACCATATTTACACATTTGTCTAACCCACATCCACAAGTTAAATTCTACATTTAGTACATCATAAAATAAATTATATAGAATCTTTTGAATATCTTCATTTGAACTTCTAATTTGAAGTACTTCACCCATATCATTTTTAAGGGTGGATTCATCAGCTATAATATCTAGTGAAGAAGCTATAATGGCATCTTGATCCATTATGTCATATTCAGAGTATAGTTGGGTTCTTAAGTATTGGTAATTTAAATTAAACTGTGCCCCATATAATGAAGTAGGTGCCGTAGAATATACTCTATTAAACCTATCTACTAATGCATTAGTTTCATATTCACCACTAGATTGAATATGTCCTGAATCTATTGTTTTTACTTGGTTACCTCCTACGTTACGTATAACAACGTCTGTTGAGAATAGTCTTTTTAATCTTGAAAATACACCTGTATCTGCCATCTTAATATTTAATTATTGTTATAAATATGGTTATAATAACCATTTAATGTTCTCTTTACCATCTGGAGTGTCAATTTCATATGGATTTTTTACTTGATTATACCCCCCACCATAACTTCCTTGATAAGGTGTTCTATTAACTGACATATTATTTAATGATTGTTTTGTAATGTCAATTCCTCTTTGTCTAAATTTGAGTGCTGTATCTCTTACATACATAGCAATACCAAAAGCCATAACTAAATCATCATTATAACCCGTCTGTGCTTCTGCTCTACCATTTTTCCAAATAAACACTTTCATTTCTTCTACTAACCTTCTTGATTGTATTGTTACTCCTTTATCACCAATATATTCTTGAAACTTCCCTATTACCATAGGTCTTGTTCTAGATGACATTGTAAAACCAGCTACCATCTTTGAATGGTCTTGATATTTGTCAAAATACGAATTAGCATTTACTTCTCCACTCTTTTGTGAATAATAAAGGTTAGAATAGTTTCTATCTATTGCTACTTGTATAGTTGCCCAACCTATATTAGCGTTTTCTATTACAAGCATCGCTTCATTATATTCAGTAGCTAACCCAACTAATAAATGCCCAAATTCTTTAGTTCCAATTTGTCCTCGATATTCTGCAACTTGAACATTATCTTCTATATCAATAACATGGCATGTAGAATAATCTTTTCCATCACCTCTAGCAACATCCGCTACAACCATATAATTTTTAATATACGAAGCATTTTCCCATATCCATAAATTTTGATCAGCACCCCTTCTTTCTAAAGGTTCCTTTATAAATGATTTTTCATAATATTCTAGGTATTCATTATAAAATACTATATCACCTGAAGTGCTAAAATCACAGTCACATTCCTGGGCTGCTAATCTAGGGTCACCTAATAATGCATCTTGAGCATCTCTCCATGTTTGGTCTCTTTCGGGGTGTACATACCAAGGTAACTTAATTGGTAAAAAATCATTTAGACCTTGTTCTGCTTTAACCCACGTCTGGTGGAACCAGTTACCTGTACCATAAGGAGTAGATAATACAATAGCACCACCACCCGTTGCTAGTGTTTGTTGTGCAGAGGCCCATGTCTCAGCAATATTATCAATAAAGGCTGCCTCATCTATTATTAGTAAAGAAACGGCTTCTGAACGTGCGGCATCAGCATTGGAAGATTTAGCTTGTATTTTTGAACCATTAATTAATCTTAATGATAATTTGTTATTTTCAGCTGAATCTACTTTAAGCCATGAGGGTAAATTCTCCCACATGAATTGTACTTTTGTTACTAAGTTTCTTGCTGTTGCTTGTGTAGTTGCTAGTGCTAATACATTTCGATCTTTATGAAATGTCATTAACCATAATGAATAACCTGCTGCTAAAGTAGATATACCTAATTGTCTAGATTTTAATATAGCACTATAATCATTGTTTTGAAATAACGTTAATACTTTTTCTTGAAATGGGTACAGGTTAAATTGTATGCGACCACGTTGTGGGTGCTGTATATAACAGTATTTACGCATAAAATGTACGGGGTCTGGAGCACATTTTAAGTATTCTTGGCGTATTACT